ATACTTGCTTCTTTAATTCTTTGAGCTTATAGCGTTGACCACATCGGTCACATTCCGCAATTGCCCATTTACCTGACGCATACTTTTCTGGCATACATCACCTTAATAGAATAACTGTCGTGGCACATACCTATCAGCAGCTTTATCTCTATCCTCTTGTGAAGCTAATAACCATTGCTGTTCATATTCGGACTTTAAAAACAATACTCTTTCAGGGGCAACTTCAGGCTTCTTAGCTGCGATCATAAACGCTAAGCCCGCTACCAAACACGTAATTAAACGGAACGGAATGTCCTGAACATTAACACCATCACCAGCATTTTGCAGTCGGCGCATACGCCAGTAGATAAAGGTGTAGGGGCCACCACCATCACCAGTAGGCCAGACATTAATATTAGGTAAGTTTAAAACTGTAATAGTATCTGTAGTTGTATGAGCTGCTGCAGTTGTGCCGTTCTGTGCTCGGAAACAATTTAAAAGTTGGTTAGCTGCTGTGTCTACGTTTTGGTATGAAATAACCTCAGAGCCAATCTGAATAAAGCCTGTTGTGCCTAGCTCAGCTACGGAAGTAAGGGTTAGCGTTGTAGCTGTTGCACTGATATTAGAAGCTAACTTAGCAGTGATTGTGTTTTGTTGTCCTGTTTGGCGGTTAATCCAAACTTGAATTGGTCGGCCCTGTGCATTCTTAGTCGGTATCGTAGAGTAAGTAGACTCGGAAATGCGGCTAATATTAATATCAACTTGGGTTTGGTCTGAGCCAGTACGGATAACTTGGTCTAAAAGGTCGATCGTATCAACAGGAATAGCATACATAGCTTGCCCGGTGTTAATCGTAATTTGCCCTTGCTCAATAGTCCACAGGTTAATGCCTCGATTTGCCCACTCAATAGTTAGCAAGTTTAAAGAACGACGGGCAGTGCGCATATCATAACCAGAACGTAGCTGTAAGCCAGCACGCTCGTACGCCTCTTCAATTAACTCCGTGAGGTCAAGGTCAAAATCGGCTATGCCCGATGTCTTCGCCATTATTTTTTAAGCCCTTTTAGGGTTTCCGCCAGCCTAGCCCGCTTACCCAACTTGCCGGGTTTCTTTGCAGCTGCAGCTAGTTTGCTGGCTGGAATCTTTTTACCTGCTGGAACGCCCATTTCTTTATGAAGAGCTCCAGGTTTCTTAATTGCTTTTTGTATCCATTTTTCAGCCATTATTTTTTCCTCGCTGTTTTTGCAGATTTAATAAAGTCCGCTTTAGTAGGCGCACCCTTAGACCCAGGCTTACGCATTGTCTCACTAGAGCCAGCTTTAATACGTGCTTGCTTTTTATGAATATTTTCGTACAAACCACCTTTTGCATACATGTCCGCCGCAGTTAATGAGCCGGGTTTAGACAACAACTTTTTAGCCATGGCTGAAGCAGTGCCACCCTTAGTAGTAACAACTGAGCTTGGGCCTTTACCTTTACCTACTTTACCGCCCTTGGCGTACTCAGTGAAGTCGGTGTTATCCTTACGGGCTTTCTTTTCCCCGCCAGGCATCTTAGATGATTTGATATCGCCCATACCACGTGAAGGTCTCATGCTCTTGTCTTTCCTCGAATTGCGCAGCCGTCTGCTCTGCTAGACGCAGATTTAACTTTTCCACCTTTAGCGTAGTTTGGCTTTTTCATACGACCACCTTGCATACCTTTTTCCAAATCTCCGCCACCATAAGCCGTACCCCGCCCCGCTGCAGTTGTATTACCACCAGGAGAAATCATAGAAGATTGAGCTCCAGTAATTGCTTTCATTTTTTCAAGCTCGGCTTTAGCAATTAATGGGCTTTTTGGGGCTCGTTGGTCTTTAAAATACTCATCTTGAGCCTTTTTATTTTTTTCTTTAGCTTCTTTAATTGCTTCTTCTTTTTCTGCTTTTTTAGCAGCGGCTTTCTTCATGCCTTCTGCATTAGCTTTATCTGCGTCATCAAAATCAAACCCCTCTGCAGCACTCATCTTTAAGCCCTTGTCTTTCCACGAATAGCGATACCATCAGCACGCTTAGAAGCTGAACTTACAGAACCGCCTTTTTTATACCCTGCTTGTTCATACGCTTCGCCTTCACGGGCTGCGGCTGGAACTGACTCTCGCATTTTTAATCCTGCTTTAACATCATCCCTAGCTGATTTAGCTGCAATTGTAGACACTTTGGAAAATATATCTTTTTCTCCTTCGATGCCTTCTTGAACCTTTTTGCGGGCAGCGTCTAGCTTAGCAGATTCTTTTTCAGTAGGTTTTTTATAGCTTGGCATGATTACTTCTTCTTACCGTACATGCCGCCGCCACACATCTTAACTTCTTTACCTTTTGTTTTGCCTTTAACAGCGCAGCCATCAGCAGACTTATGTCCAGCAGCAAGACCGCCACCAGCCATTTTCTTCATAGCCATACCGCCTTTTTTCAAAGCTAGTTTGGTACCTTTGCCACCTTTATGTTCTTGGGCATCGTGCTGCTTAAAAGCTTTTTTAATCATAGCTTTGTCTTGCGCTTTGTCCATCTTCATATCTTCTTTCATGTCGCTCTTAGCCATACCACCACTCCCAAATTTGCGGCCTTTATCAGCCTTGTTGAACTCTTTACCCACGGACTGTGGAACCCCTACCTTCTTAGCAAATGCAGGATTATGTGCAATTGCCGCCATAAAATCGTGTTGTTTTTTAGATGTACTAGGCATTATTTCATAAACTTTTCTACGACCCAACCAATAGCGCCACCAACTAAAGCCATTGCGCCACCTACACCAATAAGCACTCTCCAACCGCCATGAGCTTCCGCAAGCGTTTTTTGGATCGCTTGGACTGCCTCTTTAATTTGTTTCATTTCATCTACCATCTTGTCCATGTCGGCCTGTAAATGCTCTATATCATTGGCGTGCGTAGCTAGTTCTCTAGCTGTTTCGATTGGGTCTATTTCGGTACTCATTAGCATTTCCATCTTGCTAAACTTGCGGCTTTGCGGGTTGGTTTACCATTTTCGTCTTTCATAGGTCCAGGCATACCAGACATACGGGCACAAAATGATTTTTTGCGGGATCCACCTTGAGGCTGTGGGGCTTTTAAATTACTACCTGTAGCTGCATTATATTTTGCACGACCTTTGGCTGTTAAGCCAGCCCCTTTAGAGACCGGTAATTTTTCACCACGACCTACAGCTAGAGAAGGAGTTTTCTTTTTGGTAGCCATTATGCAGCTTCTTTTTTGGCGTCAATAGATTTCATTAGCGGGTATAAATAGTCTTCACCAAAAGCGCCAGCAAACTCTTCCATACCCATGTGGCCTAACTTAATAGTCGGATCAATCCAAACTTCATAGCCTAACTCTCTTGCACGATCACAGAACAAAAAGTCTTCGCCAATATATTGCCCGTCTTTAAGAGCAAAGTCAAAGAAAGCAATAACTTCGTCGCCAACTTTTTTCTCGTCGTGATATACCCACTCTGGGTGTGCATCTTTTAATTTCTCAAATACTTCACGGCGAATCATCATAAAGGCAGTAGCTACACGCTTAGCTTTAACTAAACCCATGTAGTTCATTAGGATGTTTTCTTCTTCGTCGGTCTCTAATGTAGAGATGTATGTCTTGCCTTTTTTACGGGCTACTGGGATACCAGCAACAATTCCTTTTTTAGGCTCGCTACTCCACGCCATTAAGCGAAAAATATCTTCAGAATCAAAGTTAATATCTGAATCAATAAACATTAAGTCAGTGCAGTCTGAGTCTAAGAAGTCTTTTGCAATCAAGTTACGAACACGGGAAACCACTGAGCATCCAGAAATATTGCAAATCTGAATATCTACCCCGTGTTGTGTTGCACGTACGCAAAAAGAAGCCAGCGAAATAGCCAGCTTTGCAGTTACTTTAAAGTCGTAAGTTGGAAGACCAATCATGACCTTCCGCCCAACTAAATTATATGAACCCTGCGCTTGAGTCGTTTCCATTTTTATAATGGCCCTGAATTTTTAATTATGTAGCCGCCTGCATAACAGTTTTGACGGGCACCTGCACCACCAGAACCTAAGAACTGAAACTCAAAATCAGTTTTTTCTTGGATTTCTACTGGCACACCATATGGTAACTGCAAATTAGTTAAATAAGTAGTTTGACCAGAAATCAGCACCACATCAGAAGGACGCAAAGTTGTTCTTAAGCGAGTATTCATATACGCACCTGAAGTTGTGGTTGTGTTGCCGTCAGCTTGGAAGTAAGTAAGGTAAAACGTATATCCAGCAGGAACGGTGTATACCGCCATCTGTGTTTGACCAATACCAGCATTTACTTTAGCAATAACCGTTGCACCACGAGTAAACGTAACGTTACCAACAGCGTTTCCAGCCGTAGTTACTACTTTATTGATGCGCCAAAAAGACTGTGTTGTTGTTACGATAGTTGTGCCGTTTAAAGCAACAGACTCAGTAATTGGCTCATAAGCAGCATTTAAACCGCTTATTAACATTGTTACTGCGGTATCGCTTGCAGAATCACTAACAACTACAATTACTCCCGCAGTTGTTGGAAATGGATAGTTACCGCCGGAAGAAGTTAAACCTTCCCATAACGGACCAAAAGCAGTTGAGCCTACTGCAGCGCTATAACCAGACAAATCTAAATGGTCATGCCCACCTATCTGATTGCGAGCTACTTGTAAATCAAAAGGCTCATACAGCCCAAATCGTGTTATAGACGAAATGATTGATTTGTTATCTAATACTGTTGCCATAATTAATCCCCTAAAGATTGGATGGGGGTACTAGACCCCCGCAAGATTAATTATTGAATGTAGTTTGGTATTGACCGCCATCGCTGTTGCGAACAACATATGCAATAACCAAAGTAGATGCACCTGAAGTAGATGTACCAGCTAAAGTAGCAGTAATGATTGCATCGGTTGTACCAACGTTATTAACAAAAGCTGCGCCAGTAGTAGCGATAGTAAATGCAGAAACGCCTGCTGCTGAAGGGTTTGTCAAACCAGAAGTAATCGTAGTAGCACCACTAGAAATAGTGATTGTTGGGGTTGTACCGCCAGCGTAACCAGTAGTAGTAATCAACTGAATGCTAGTAATCAAT